GTACGTATCAAAGCAACCATAAAATCTGCTGTTGCAGGAAGACCAAAAGATTCAGACGTGTCTTCTAGTCCAATATCAGAACTTACAAATCCTGATCTAGTCGTTTGTGTGGCTGAAACGACAGGTGGCCCAAACTCAGCCGACAACCCTCTCAACTCTTCTGCAATACTTTTGATGTATCCATAAGAGTTCATATTTGACCCCGGCTTCACTCTTGCCGATGTGCATATGTTTAAGTAGTCGATGTATATGATATCGGGCATGAAGTTCTTTTTGATCTTCAGTTCATTGAGCAGAACCCTGAAGTGGTTTGCATTGGCAGAGGCAGTTGGATATTCCTTGACAACGAGTCTACCAGAGGTCTTGCTTTTAAGTCTTTCCATTCTTGAAAAATATTTTTCTTGGTTGAGATTCTGAATCTCGTCCATTGCAATATCAAGAAGGTTGGCATCTATTCTTTCAGAGATACGCTCTTCTGCCATTTCAAGAGTGATGTAAAGAACATTCTTTCCGTCAGCAAGATTCGAAGCAGCACAATGACACATAGCCAGAGACTTACCTACGTTTGTTCCTGCAAGGAATATGTTGAGAGACTTTTTAGGAAAACCACCCTTAGTGATGATGTTCATGTATTCCAAATCAAAAGGAATACGTTCTTCTTTCCGGTGATAAAAGTCAAATCTTTCTTTGTAATCAGCAAAGAAGTCGTGACCAATGCTTCCGTCGAAGGATACCGACAAAGCATCTGTCAGTATTTTTGGAATAGACCCTTTTGAAAGATCACCCGCCTTGTCATCTACAATTTCAATCGACTTCATCAAAGCATTATAGATGGCTTTGTCTTGGCAGAACTTTTCTGTCGTGTCTACAAGCCAATCATTGTCAACTTCTTCATCTTTAGACATACCTTCAAATATGTCTTGGATGCTTCTGAAGTTATCATCTGATATATTTTCTATATCCTGAAGATCGACTAAGAGAGACTTTCTTGAGGGCAGTTCGTTGTACTTGTCAATATGATCCTTCAGTACCTTAAAAGCTATCTTGTGGTGTTTTGAGCTAAAGTATTCGACATCGATGAAAGGAAGTACCCTTCTAGAGTACTTCTCATTCATAGCCAGATTCGTTAGGATCAATTCTTCAATCATTGACCGTACTTAAACTCCTGCTGAACAGCTTCTTCAATCTTTTCCATGATTGATTCTGTAAAGTATTCTTCGGGTTTCTGATAAACATTCTTAGCAAAGACAGAAGCCACCTCTTCTGGAAACTTGTACCTAGCACCAGACTTCTCGACAATACCTTTGGACTCAGCAAACTCCAGCATCCCGTGCCATTTACTCAAACCGTTTTTGTAGTCCAAAAGAAGCTCCACTTGAGCATTCTCTTTACTCAGTCTGGACTTATTCATTTTAACTTTGATGATGTTGCCCACAATGTCAGTCCCTTCTTTGACCTTTTTCTTAGAAAGAAAAGCGATTGTAGAAGCAGCATACTTCAAACCTGAACCACCACCCATGTCTTGAGTAGGGACGTAAGAGCCAACTACCTGATAGATATGGTTTGTGATCAGAAGAGGAACCTTAGCACGGGCAAGCTTTAGGGTCAGTGTTCTGAACGTACCCTTAATCACCTGTGCCTTTGTCATGTCTCGAACATCTTTGCCGTCATGGGAATCTTGCATTTCTTTGTTCGTGGACATCATACCGAGAGAATCGAGAACCATCATCATCGGTGGTCTATCTTCGTCTTTTCCTACTGCAGCCATGTACTTATCGAGAAACTTCAACGAGTGAGTGCGGAAAGATTCAATTGTTTCCGGCTCTGCTAAAATCACTCTTTTAACGTCAATTCCTCGGTCTTCCATCATCTGCTTTGTTACTGCCGCTTCTGTGTCGTAGTAGACAACACCAGACTGAGGATTAGCATCCAAAAACTGTCTTACAGCAGAAAGAACAAAGAATGTCTTTCCGGTAGCTGGCTCTCCTGCAAAGGCTGTAACTTTGTTGTTTGGCACACCGCCATAAATGCTTCCCGAGAGAACAGCATTTAGCATGTAGCATCCGGTATCAATGTACCCGGTAAACTCAGCAGCATTTTCACCATCTGCCAAGATGCTACTATCGATATCCTTAATTTCATCAGCAAGATTTCTGAAAAAATCACTCATTACAAACTCCTATAAGAATGGAAGGGTGTTTCTTTGTTCATGTTCCCATCCTATAGCATCAAGGATGGCTTTCATAGGGCTAAGATAGCCTTTCTCAAACTGAATTTTATAATCGATATACTTTTCGATATCAAACTCACTAGGCAATCCAGAAGGACATGAAACCACATTGTCTTTGATAGGATTAGGCATCTTTAGATAGGAAAACTTTACCTTGTCACCATCGTTGATGGGTTCGTAAATCTTTCCCAAATCAAGATCTTCGATTGTTTTATTATACAACAAAGCACCTCTCACGGCAATCGGTGTTCCCTTTTTGTATATGGTCGTCCTATCACGATACTTCTTTACGTTGTTTACGCTTCTAGGAAATGCAACTTCATCAAAGGAAAGGCTCGGGTATTCTCTCTTCACCTTTGCAATATATTTTTTGACTTGTTCTTCATCTGTATCCATTATCAAACGAAGTGTCTCAGTAATATAATCCCTGCAAGCTGTCGGTGTGGATGACTTGATCGCCTCGATACCCATCATCTTGAGTTTCGGTGTATCGTAAACCTCATTCTCATTGATGTAGACATTTAGAATGTACCGCTTCTTGGCCGTCCATATGGCTTTGTCAGCAATACATTCTCTTTTCATGTTCATCTTTTGAGAATGTGCTCTAGTGTGGTCAGCCAACTCTTGATAAGTTTTTTCGATAAATGGTTGGATCTTTTGATCACAGACCTTATCCAAGAAGTTGACCACTTTCTTTTTTGGAACTTCAGATAAGTCACCGAAAGTAGATTCAACCAGTTTATCAAAAACAACATAAACAGAGTCAGTATCTGACGCAATAATGAAGTCTTCATTGTTTGTCCCAAGAACTTTGTTTAGGTAAGAATTAAGCTTTTCTTGAATCCACCGAATAGCCAATTGACCAGAAAGAGTGATGGACTCTGCATAGCTATTGTTAAACCAACGAAACCACTCATTCGCCAATGCTCCATAAGCAGAGTTTAGCTGAATCTTTTTAGCCATCTGCATGTTGTGGTAACGTGTTATATCAAGCTTGTACTTTTCCTCACCCGTCTCTTTGTACTTATTGGACGATTCTTTCATCATGTTCTTGTATCGAACACGATCCTTATACATCGTCTCCATCAACTCTGCCAAAAAGCCTTGTTTTTTCTTTGAGAAAACGAATCCAGAAGCAGCCATACAACAGTTCGTTTCATCCAGTCTTTGCTGGATCTCTTTCATCTCTTCTGAGCCAAAAAGAATGCTATCGACTGTAACACTTTTTCCTATATGGCCCATAAAAGTATCAGGAGAGATATTGTACTGCATGATTAGGTGTGGATACAGAGAATCAAGGTCAAAGGAACATACCCAATTATACATTCCCGGTTTCGGTTGCTTGACGTAACCACCTTTAATCTTTTCACCTTTGTCTACATGCAAAGGCTTACCCGGAACTACGATATTCTGTTTGATTAAGTGGTTGTGAATTATCACATCCCACATTTTTACTGAGGTCAAAGAGTCAGCAAAGTTGACCTTTGCATCATAAGCCAGAGCATAAACAAGCTCAAAAAGACCTAACTTTTTATCAAGCCTTTCTACAAGCTCTACGTCTTTAATGTTGTAATCTATAAACTTTTGGTAGTCGTGTTTGTAGAGATTGAGAAGTGAACCGTACTCAGAGTAGTCCAGTTTCTTTTCACCAAGTTCAACATTTGCAATGGTATCAAGTCTGTAGTTTTCTTGTCCTTTGTAGGTAAACTTTTTATAAAGAACCAAGTAGTCCAAGACTGTAACGCCTATGATATCCTTAACAAAGGTCGTTTCATCTCCATATAAACCTTTTTTTGTAATGGTCTTATCGAAAATAATTCCCCAAGGAGAGAGCCTGTCAGTAACCGACCTACCAGCAACCCTCTCAAACCTGTTTACAATGTAGGGAATGTCGAACCCTTCTACGTTCCATCCGGTGACGACATCGGGATTTATCTTTCTCCAATCCTCCACAAAGCCAATAATCAAAGATCTTTCATCTTTATACTTTTTGTAAAGAACGTCATCCCTTGTGTTTGTGTATTCACCAATACCATACACGTAGTAAAAATTATCATAGCACATAGTTATTGCAGTGATAGGTTTAAGTGCCTCTTGAATATCAGGAAATCCGTCATCAGCGGCAATCTCAATATCGATATTGGCAACTCGAATATGTCTCGAATCGTACTCAATTGTGTTGGGATAAAGCTCGTTGATAAAAGGATACAAAGAAAGCTCCATACCGTAATATTCACGGTTAGCCGTCTCAGCTATATCCTGTTTGGCCTGATCCATGTGTCCCCTAGTCTTAAAAAATCTTTTGGCTACCTTCCTGCCATCAAGAGACCTGTAGGGTGTATCGACATTTTTAGAACATAATTCAAAGTGAGAATGCTCTACTTTGTGCTGCTCTTGAAACTGTTTTCCATTTTCGTAACCTCGGATATTGTAGTAACCATTGAATTTGTCACAGCGAGTATAGAACTTCATACAGTCTCCTTATTTGTCGTATATCTACCACACAGCAAGGCAATAAAAAAGCCCCCTTTCGGGGGCTTAGTGTTTTTACGACTCTATTTTATATTCTTTTGGTCGTTGAGCTTCAGGAATATTTTTGACAAGCTTGATCTCTAAAATACCTTGTCTTAACGTCACCGAACTTACCTCGACGTACTCTCCCAATGTAAACTTCTTTTCGAAATTCTTCATCGAGATGCCACGATGATGGTAACTGTAATCTATCTCACTGCCTTCTTCTTTCTGTCTCTCGCCTGTAACGGTCAAGATCCTATTAGCAGTAGACCCATCATGAACAACCTTTAACTCACTTTCTGCAAATCCAGAAACAGCAAACTGAATGATGAAATTTTGTTCGTCTGTTTCAATGATGTTGTATGGTGGATAATTAGGTTGTTGTGAGGACAAATTTTCAAGGGTTTCTAATGTTTTTTCTAAACCAATGAAAAACGGCGAATTGTAATATACCTTGTTCATATACTTTCTCCTTGTATTAAGCAAAAAAGAACCATTGAACCCTTTCGGCATTCAATGGTTCTATTTATACAAAATGTAATTAGAGATCAAGGTATCTTTTTAGAGCCTATGTTATACTTCGGGACCAAATCCCATTGGTCTTTTTCTTTGTGTGGGACCACTTTGATCTGGCTCATGGAAGCAACAGGTGCCTTTGTCTTCTCTGGATCTTTAACTTTCAGGAGGTTCCATTCTGCAAGAAGATTGGCAATAGTATTGAGTCTGCCTGTATCGTTTTCTTCCATATTGGAGGGTTTGCCATCTAAAGCAAACATTTGCTTGAAATGGACAATATAATACTTACCCTGCTTATGGAGAATATG